TACACACTCTTCTCTTTGTTCAGGTGTTAAACCATCCATAAAGTATTTGTATGCCAATAAAACATCACCAGGTTGTTTTCTTCTGATGTTCCTATTACTATAAAGTATCTTAAACTTCTTATCAGCAACACCATGTTTAGAATTAAAATCAATCAAAGAAACATTATCATCTTCTACCTTGTTAAATCTTCTTTCTGATATACCATGTGGTACATAAGTTATTTGCCAATCTTCATAATCAGGTAATAATCTTTTATTGATTCCATAAGTTTGTTTTGATATACCCATCAATAAATCAGAACTCTTGTAGTAGTTTGTATTGTATTGTGGATCTGGTAAGTCATCCCATATATTGTAATAAAAGATAGGAATATCTCTACGAATTTCTGCTTCCATGTTATAAAACCAAATCCAAAATCTTGGATCTGTATAGTGAAGTATAGCATCTGGTTTTTCCATAGCAATAACATCTCTAAGTAAATCTTCGTTACCATAACCATCAACTGGATATATTCTCAAGTATCCATCTTTTATACCAAAATCTTTTTGAAGATGTTCTGACATGTCGATAACTTTTCCAGCTTCAGGATGCTTGATAGCTCCACCCATCTGAACCCAATCATATTGGTGTAATGTCTCAAATACAATGTCTTTAGATACAGTAGCTACTCCACTATGCATCCTCAAATCATCAGACATCAATAAAATCTTTTTCTTAGCCATTTAAAACCTCTTTGTTAGTATTACTATCGTCAAAATATTTGTTTAATGTGTTTAATTTATCGTCATATTCAGCTATAATTCCTAACTCTTTTTCTATCGTATCCATAATATCAGGATGTTCAGCAACACCAACTCCCTTTTCTAAAAGAGTTTCTACGTTGATACGATGTTTTTCAATATGAGCCCTAAAATGTAATTTACTTGCATTTATTAAATCTTCTCTCATGTTAATCATTAAAACTGACTCCCACTTATATGAAGTTTATCATAGCTTTCTATTCTTTCCTGTATGGCATTATCATGAACATATTGGTGAACCGAGCGATTAACTAATTTTTGTAAATTCATTGATGAGTTGACCGTTCTGAGCTTAAAATCTTCATATAATGATTTAAGGATTTTTACCGATGTCAACTTTGTTAAAGTATCTTTTTTCATAACCTGTTCCTCGTTGTGTATAACTAGTATATATAAATATATAGTTTAATTTATAACGAGGGTTTTTTTTCCAAACTTATTGGCATATTTAATCGTTGACATAGAGCCTTTTGACTCAACTCCTCTTGGAACAAAAGAAACAACATATTGTGAATAAGCAGCTATTATCTTATTACGAACATAATAGTTTTTTACGCTGTATGGTTTGTTATAATCTTTCTTATCATTAGGGCAATATAGATTCCAATTTTCATGTCGTGGTGGAAACTCTTGGTATTCCAATCCCAATTCTAAAGCATACTTTTTAGCATAATAATCAGCACCTGTTTTACAACCACCACTAACTATGATTGTATCAGAACCCTTTTCGTTCTTTAACTTAAAAATAAACTCTTTTATCTTTCTTCGGTTTTCATACTTACGACTACCGACTATTGCTACTCTTAAAGTATCTTTCCCCATTCACAATGCTCCGTTTTTACAAACTCACAGAACTTACAAGCACTACCAGGAGAAGCATTGTAATTTCTATCTGTTTTATGGTTTCCCTTCTCATCATAGATAGCTTCACGAAACTCTGTAAAAGCTTTCATGGTTTTATTTACACTAACTTTACCATTAGCAGGCTCAAACCTTTGTAACCTACTAATAGGAAAGTCACTTTTCTTTGCTATCTTTCTTTTTAGTATCAAGAACTCCACAGATATTTTATCCAATGGAACATCAAACTTTTCTGAATAAAATTGTTTATAAAGTAATAACTGAGCTTTCTTGTAAAAGTTCTTCTTATGGTAATCTGTCCAACTTCTTGTAGAAGTTTTAAGGTCAATAATAGTTATCTTACCTGATATCTTATTTCGTATCACAACATCAAGAAAGCTTTTTAACTCTACGTTCTCTTGTAGTTCTATAGTTATAGGCAACTCAATACCAACTAGCTCGTAGTTTTTTTTCATGAAATACTTACCACGATGTTTTCTGAAGTGTTCTAGTATAGCCAAACCATCTTGATAAAACTCAACCATCTCATCTTGACTACAAGGTAAGGTTTCTTGACCTTCTTTTATAAGTTTAAACTCACCCATCATTTCAGTTTTTAACATACCATTTAGGTCGAGTGCTTCAGCAGCTACGATAGAAGTACCATACATCACCGTGAGATATTCTTGTATCACGGTGTGCATAGCAGTTCCAAAAAGAGTATGTATATTGCCTGTAAAAGTTCCTAGTTTATCTATGTAGCGAAGTTTCCATTTAAGGTTACATTCACTATAAGAAACAAACTGACTATGTGATACATGTCCCATTATATTATCTCGTCAATCATCCCATATTTTAAACAAGTTTGAGCGTCCCACATTAAATCGTGTTTTAGCATTTCATCGAGTTTTTTCATAGGTAATTTAGTGTATTGTTTATAAATGTCTTTTATTGTTTTCATCATTAAATCTAAGTTTTTCTTTTCATCGTCAAAATTGGAATATGTTCCCCAAAAGTTACTGCTTAATTGGTGGATTAACATATAAGAGTTTCTACTCATAAACCTTCTCTTACCGACCACACTTAAAAATGTTCCAGCACTAGCAGAGAATCCATCCACATAAGTTTCCACATCAACTTTACATCTTAACATGGTATCCATAGAAGCAATACCACTTACTATACTTCCACCACCTGAATTAATATGTATCTTAATAGGTGGTGGTAATATACCAAGAGTTTGTGACAAAGTCAAGGACTTTCCTTCTAACTCACCAATTTTTTTGTTTAACTCACTACAGGAGTTTCTGTTTACGCCGGAATAGAAATATATCTTATTATCTTGTACTGAAATATGTTTTTCAGCAGCATCACCATTAGATTTTCTAACTGGTGTTTCTTTCTTTATTCCCCAATGTCTTTCCATTATTTACCCCATTTACCGTTTTTAACAATTGTTGCCATTATACCATAATTAGATACATCTAAGTAAGCATCTTCCATAGGTTCTCCTTGTACTGCATTGTCTCTACCACTCATCAGTAAAGTTTTAAGTCTCTGTATCTTATCGTTCATACGAAACCATAAACCGGTAAGTGATAGATGAACTTCTTCTTCGGTCTGTAATTGTGTTCCTACGGAAATATTACCAGGACCATAATCATGTTGTTTTTTAAGAAATAGTTCATATTGTTCTCTCTGTAATCTACGAAACTCCTTAGTCATTTCCGGCCATTCTTTCTCCATCTGTTCGACTATAGGATGTCCTTCGTTGATTAACTCTCGTTCTTTTATATTCATAACTTCCTCTATTTAATAATTAAATGTGATAATTGTATCATAATGATGATAATTGATAAACCCATACTTATTACAGTTCTTGTATCTGGTAACTCATTTAACATCAACCAAGTCATTATGGTAAATACTAAAGTAGCCATCCCAAATCCTATAGGTCTAACATACCAGTAGTTATTAAAATATTCATAGTACCACCTAGTACCATAATAAAAACATAAACTAATAGGTATACCACCAATTACAACCCACCAAATGCTTTTAGCCCATTCGTATTTAAACTGACCTTGCATATGAAACCAAGCTATGATATGACCTACAAATGAAATACCTAATGCCATCCACAATTTATTCATTTAACACCCATCTTTTTTATTTCTTTATCTGTTTTACCATATTGTTTAAGTAATAGTTTTAACTCATCAGTAGTCATTAAGTTATAGTATTCACTTGCCTGTAACTTACTAACCTCAAAATATTCTTGTATGAAAGGAACAACCTTTTCGTTTGTTTTGGTTTTCTTTCCACTAAGGTATCTCAAAAATGTTTTCTTTTTTGGTAATAAGGAGCAGTAAAACTTATATACCACTCCTATAGGCATTACCTCAATCGTTAGTTTTTGAAAGTGATTTACTATTGGTAGAAAATCATTGTTCATACTTAGGTAACGATTTACCATAAAGGGGCTAAACTTCTTTTTGTCTTCATCTGAAAAACTATCCCAAGCTCTTTTCTTGACAAATAGTTCATCTATCCAACTAAATAAGTTCATCCAACTCCCCACCCATAGGCAATAACTCACCACAACTTCCACAATTAAATACTTGTATCGGTGCTACTACTTCCTTTCCGGTTGGGGAAAGTATAGCAGAAATCTTCTTTATAATATAACCTTGTATAAAGATTTTGTTTTCACACTTTTGACAAGCCATTGTGTCTGCTTGTGTTAAATCAACTTGAACTTGTTGTTTGGGTTGACCTATTGGTTTCATTGGTTTTGTACTCATGATACTCTCCTCAAAATATTAGAAATTGTTGCCATGAAGTTTATCTCCTTATCCACACATAGAACATCTTGATAAGCACCATTTGATATATCAACAATAACTTCTGGTAGTTTATCAACTGATATATTTTCTACCTCATCATACAGGAACCGATATAGTTCTGTATAATCTGTAAAGTTACTATCAGCTACAAACTTACGGATAGTTCTTAAATCGACACC